ATCCCTCTCCCTGTCCTGGGAGAGGGTAGGGTGAGGGCGCCTGGGTGAGGGCGCCTCTGACTTCTTATTCTGCACGCACCTCGCCAGCTCGCTCTGCTCCGCTCCACTAGCGTCGGTGGCGTCGAGCAGCATTACGTCGCCGGGGGTGCCGTCGATTTGCCATTCCTGATTGAGGCGCACGATCGCTTCATCGGCCTTCGCGATCTTGATGCGGTATTTGCCTTTCCAGCGGTCGGGATTGTTGATCGCCTCGGAGAGCGAGGCGTTCTCGCGATGCCATCGGCGGAGAAACGCGCGAATCGTGGAGAGTGACACCAGCGGAGCAGAGGCGCCCTCACCCTTACCCTCTCGCAGAGGATTTGCGCGGGGCTCGCCCAGAGGCTCTGCGGGCGCGGCGACAGCGGAGCCGCGCGGAAAGGTGAAAAACGCGGCGATCGCCTCGGCGACGCGCGGGGCGCGCAGATGCTTGCCATATCTCGCGATCATCGCGAGGACCAATTCGCGCACGGCGGGATTCGTATCGAGGATGCCGCTGCCGCGGCGATTACCGTAGCGCGGCGCGAGAGCGGCGAGGCCGTCGCGCGCGCGCTGCCTGTGCCAGCGGAGAATCGTAGGAGCGCTGACCCGCGGGATCAGAGAGCGGGCATCTTCATCTTCAACGCACGTCGCAAACTCGACTGCAATCCCTCTCCCCGACCTGGGAGAGGGTAGGCTGAGGGCGCCTCTGACTTCCGATTCTGCTCCCTCTGCGCGAAGATGCGCTCCGCCAGCGCCGACAACGATATGGCCCGCGTTCCAGGATTCGCTGAAACGCGCAAGGATGAGTGGCGAGGTCGCGGCGGCCGCGTTGGCGGCGGCGAAATGAGCGAGTGCGTCGAGCACGGCGGCGCGCGCGTCGGCGGTGCGCCGCGCCCATAGCGGCATTTGGATTAGATCGCGGCCAGGCGCGGTGGCTGTTTGCAGCGGGGAGGACGCCGCCGCGGGGACAGCATCAGCCGGCCCGGCCGCGAATTCTTTATTCCTGACACAGCTCGCGGACTCTTTACTTTGAACGCACCTCGCGGACTTGCTCCTCCCCCATTTTTCGACATGGGGGAGGATACAGGAGGGGGTGCAGGACGACTCCTCCGCTCGGCTCTTAATCTTGAATCGCGCGCTATCGCGCGCTGTGCGCACGTCGCAGACTCCTTTGCTCGCTCCGCCTTCGGCTTCGCTAGTGCGCGCTTCGCCTAGTGCATGTTGATAGATAGCGACGCGTATCCGTTCGGGGAGAATCGAAGCGTGATATTCGAAGCCGCCGCCGCGGCGCCCGCGCGCCCGCCGCCGCAACTCCCTGTCTGTCATTCTCGAACAAAGTGAAGAGAATCCCGGATCCGGGACCCTCTGAACAGCAGCGGAGCACAGCGGAGCGAGCAGAGATCCTCGTGTGTCATCCCGAGCGGAGGCTGCCGGAGTCGAGGAATCAACGCGGAGCGATCCATTAAGACCTCTCAGACGTACCACAAGTTCAAAATGCCGCCGCAGAAAGATCTGGGCCTGGGATTTTGACCCCGGCAGCCCGGCCACGCCGGCGCGTCCGAGTTCAGCGATCTCCGAGGCCATGAGCCATTCCTTCACTGTTTAATTGCCTCGCTCCGCTCGCTGTTTAGCTCGGCTCCGAGCTCGCCCCCCGTTACAGGTTCCCCTTCCCTTTTAGGGAAGGGGTCAGGGGTTAGGTCTCATGCGTCGAGCTCGTCCCCCGTTGCTGCGTTCCGCCTGGCGTTTTATTTGCCCCGCTGACTCGGCTGCGCACGCCTCGCTTTTTGAGGCTGCGCGAGATGGACCGTGACTCGCGCATTGCCCCTCACTTCGATAATGATGGCGACGCCGCCCTGAGCGACCTGTACTGACCGCACTGCCGGTGTGGATGGCTTCGTCATATGCGTACCTCGCAGACGCCCCCTTTGAACGTACGTCATTTTGTCCGCACCTCGCGGACTCGGCCACCCTTTGGCGGACTGGCTCGCTCCTTTCGCTTTGCTCCGCTCGTGTTCATGCCGCGCTCTCCTCGATAAACTTCACGAGGTCGCTGCGGCGGTATTGAACGAGCTTCGGGGTCATTCGGATGAAGCGCGGGCCGGTGCCTTTCAAGCGCCAGTCCTGCAGGCATCGCGGGGTCACGTTCAGGAGCCTGGCCGCCTGGACCGGCCGCAGCAGTTCGTCGTTATATTGGGCGCTATTTGGCCGCGCCTCCCCGGCTCGGCCGTCCTCTGGCGGAGTCGTTTGCTCGCTCCGCTGGTTGGGGACAACCGTGTCGCGGCGGCGTTTGAACGAGCTTCGGGGTCATTCGGATGAAGCGCGGGCCTGTGCCTTTCAAGCGCCAGTCCTGCAGGCATCGCGGGGTCACGTTCAGGAGCCTGGCCGCCTGGACCGGCCGCAGCAGTTCGTCGTTGTATTGGGCGCTATTTGGCCGCGCCTCCCCGGCTCGGCCGTCCTCTCGCGGAGTCGTTTGCTCGCTCCGCTGGTTGGGGACAACCGTGTCGCGGCGGCGTTGTTTCGCGCGTGAAAGTGTGTGGTTATGACTCATAATGGTGTGCTATGGTTCGATATTGATACTTCTATATTGAACAATCGATAGTTGTCAAGCAGTCAAGTGGGCAGTCCGAAGAAAAAAGCAACAGACCCCGAGACGGAACAGTTGCAGGCGGTCCTGCGCGTCCGCCTCAAGCAGTTGATCGAGCGCTTTCCGGGGCGTCAGACGGAGCTCGCGGAGAAGGCCGGGCTCAAGCAGAGCAACATCTCGGAGACGTTCAATCATATGCCAACCTTGGCCAAGGCGGTCAAAATCTGCCGGGCGGGGGGCGTGACGCTCGATTGGCTCGTTGGCAAGGATAATTCGCTCGAGGTGCGGCCAAAAAAATCTGTCGATAAAATGGATAAAGTTGATGACAAAATGTCAACAAGGGGACCAATCGGTTTACAGCCATCGGCAATAAATGTCAGGTTGCTCGAATATATACTCAAAGTAGTAAGGGGGCTGGACTTTTGGAGCGAACTCAATCCGGAGGACCAAGCGGAACGGGTGGCTCAAGCGTATCGGGCCCTGTTGTCAATCAGAAACCGCAACAAGAAGAACAAGCTACCGTCCGGGGCAACGATCATTTCGATTCTGAGGGGGCGGAAAACCGCCTGAGAAGGGATGTGGTCCGGCTGTTACGTAAAAAACCGCCGGCTGCGGATGCGACAGCCGGGCGCAAGGAAAATCCGCGCGGCGCCAAGCAGCCGGCGATGGTGAACGTCGCCAGCGGCGCGGTCGCGGTGTTTTTCGAGAATCACGGCGAAATGACGGTGAACGTCAAGAGCGGAAACGGTCCGTTGAAAGAGTAAAGAGCAAGTCTCGTTCGAAGTGGCGGTCGATGGCGAAGAAGATATTGATCGGCGGCGGACTGACGCTTACCTAAGGAAGTGTCCAACCACGTGAAACCTTTGAGAGGTTTCACACTTTCACCCTCATCGTTCATTTGCGTTTGTTCTCTGTTTCCTAAGTGAGATACGCAATTTTCAGTGCGGAATGAACACTAGCGGAGCGAGCACACCCGCGGTCCGCAGCGGAGCGAGCAAGGCGAGTCTGCGAGCTGCGTTCACGAATGTAGGAAGCGACTGCACTAGCGGAGCCAAAGGCGGAGCGAGCTAAGGAGTCTGCGACCTGCGCACAGCGCGCGACAGCGCGCGATTCAAGTGGATGCTGCCCTCGCCCTCTCCATGGACTGACCTGGGAGAGGGATCTGGAGTGTTCGGGTATTAACAGGGCGAAGCGGGCATCTGTTTTTAACGCAGCTCGCAGACTCGCCTGCTCGCTCCGCACCAGGAGGCGCTTCGCTAGTGTTTATCGTGGGAAGTGTGAAACCTTTCAAAGGTTTCACGATCGGTTCCGTCTAATGTTTCTTTAGGGGGAACTAGTTCACCCGTTTTTTCTGATCGGCCGCCACAATAATTTCCGAGTGTGGCATTTCGTGAAATCGGGACGTTCGCGTTCGCGATTGAAGCGCATCGCGGCGCCGGCGCCAACGCGCCGGAATGGATCACGCTGATACCCGCCGCGAATTTCAAAGGCTTCGACGGTCGCGGGCCGTATCGCCTCGACCAGCCCGGCCATGTGGTAGCAGCGACTGAAGAGATGATCGCCGAGCACATGACCGCCGGGCTGCCGCTCGATTTCGATCATGCGACGGACTTTGCCGCGCCGGAAGGACGCCAGGCGCCGGCTGCGGGATGGATCAAGCAGGTGCGCGCGGTCAACGGCGCTATTCAGGGGCGTATCGAATGGACGCCGAAGGGCAGGGATGCCGTCGAAGCGCACGAATATCGCTACGTCAGTCCGGTGTTTGAATACGACGACGAGGGCCGCGTTGTAAGGCTGTTGCGCGCGGCGCTGACGAATAATCCGAATCTGAATCTGCCGGCGATCGCCTCTGCGGAATCGGCGCGGCGCTCGGCGGCGGGGCGCCCTCACCCTAACCCTCTCCCAGGTCAGGGAGAGGGAAAGGGAAACGGAGACGAGGACATGCGTTTTAGCGCGGACGAGATTCGTCTGATTGCGGTGATGGCGAAGAAGGGCAAACCGCTGCACGAGACGGTCAAGAGCCTTATGGAGGCGCTCCCGGGGGTGCATCCGCACAAGATCCTCGACATGGCGAAGCTGGCAGTGAGTCCGGACGACGCAGACGGCGACGACGATGCACATCACACGGATGCGGCCGCAGATGCTGATGCGGACGACGGTTACGACGCCGAGTCGGCAGAAGATCCATACGACGGCGAGACGGAAGAGGCGATGACGGCGCGGCATGCCGACGAGCTGGCCCGCTGCGCGACCGACGAAGAGCGCGCGCAATGCTCGGCGCGGCATGAGGAAGAGAAGCGCGCATTCGACCGGCGGCGAGCCGAGGCGTCGGCGCATCGGCAGAGTCAGCGCGCTGGTGCGGCGACAGCGGAGCCGCACGGAAAGGTGAAAACAATGACGAAGCGGGAACTCGATGCGGCCGTCGCGCAGCATCCGATGGTGCTCTCGCTCAACCGGGCGCTGAACGATATGCGCGGCGAGCGGTCGAAGGAAAAGGCCGAGCGGATGGTGGACGATGCGATCCGCGTGGGCAAGCTGATTCCGGCGCAACGCGAATGGGCGGTGACGTACTGCACTGCGGACGTGACCGGCTTCCAGAAATTTATCGGCGCGCAGCCGGCGCTGAGTCTCGACGACAAGGGCAGTCCGATGGGAGTACGGCAGCCGCCGCCGGCATCCGGCGATGCGCTGACGCCGGCCGAGTTGGCGATCTGCGCGCAGACGCGCTGCACGCCGCAGGAATATCTGAAGCGCAAGCAGTATATCGCGGCGCGAATCACTGGCGTGGCGGCGCAGTCGATGATGTTGCGAATTGAGATCGGGGCGGCGGCTTAGCAGCAGCTCAAAAGTGAAGCCAAAAAGAAATAGCCACGTGAAACCTTTGAAAAGGTTTCACACTTCGAAAACTTTTCAACTTTCAAAAGATGCGAGCTTCGTCCTGTTAATACTCGGACTATGAGAAAAGCAGCACGGTAGCCAGCTACGGTGCGCGCGTGAGGCATAGCGGACCGAATATCAAGTGAAAAAAGGAGATCGGCCTTGTAGACAGCCGCGGCGCTCGCATGCGGCTGGCTTTATGAAGGTCGACTGAAAAAAATGGCGCTTTTATCAACCAGCAGAAATACGCCCGAGCTCTCGGACGGCGGACGGATTATCCAGATCGGAGTCGAGGCTGCGACGTCGATTTACGTCGGTGGCCTGGTCGCGCTCGACGCGAACGGTTACGCGGTTCCGGCGCAGCTCTACGGCGCCGCGCCACTGAACGCGCTGACTGTTATGGGCGTGTGCGAATACGTCTACGCCGGCGGAGTCCTGCCGCCCGGATTGAACGCGCTCAACCTGGTCGCGAACGCATTGCTGTATCCGCAGGTATCGAACGTCGGGGCTGCGGGCGCGATTGCGGTAGGCGTGCGGCGGATCGGCGTGTTCGCTTTCGATTATGACGCGACGATCACGGGCGTAACGAATATCGGGCCGCTGGTGTTCGCGAACGACGACCATACGGTGTCGCTGGTGGACGGCTCGGGCGCTACGGCCGTGCCGAATACGACCTCGTTCGTGGTGCCTGCTGCGGCGCCGCTGGTGAACGTGCTGAAGCCGTATATCGTGCCGGGCTCGCTGAGTGCGTTTTCGGCGACGGGCGGTGGCGGCACGCGTTACGTGGAGAACACGGACTACGCGATCGACTACCAGGGCGGCCTGTTCATCGTGCTGGCGGGCGGCGCGATCGCGGCGGGCGGCACGGTGTTTATCACGTACAAGTACGGCCAGACGACGAAGCCGGCGGTGGGGCGGCTGGTTGCAGTCGATTCCCAGTTCGCCTGGGTGGATATCACGCGGCCGTTCCTCAATGGTCTGAACGCGGCGGGCCTCCAGAACTAGTGTTTCAATCGATATTCATAGACTTCGGCCGCATGCGCGCAGTGTGCCTGGCTACAAGGTCCTCGCGCCGAAAGGTGAAAATAGGCGCGGCGACAGCGGAGCCGCGCGGAAAGGTGAAATAAATGGATATTTCAGCGGCGAATCTTACGGCGATGTTCACGGGGTTCGATGTCGCGTTTTCGCGCGCATTCGAAAAGGCGCCGTCGTATTACGACAAAATCTGCACGGTCACGAGGTCGATGGCGCGGCAGAACTTCTATCCCTGGATGGGGCGCACGACCAACTTCCGCGAATGGGTCGGCGACCGCGTGCTGCAGCGAATCGAAGCGCACGGCTATACGCTGGTCAACCGCAAGTTCGAGGACAGCGTCGCGATTGGACGCGACGATATCGAAGACGACATGTACGGGCTGTATACGCCGATGATCGAGCAGCTCGGCTGGGACACCAAGGTGTTTCCGAACATCTTGATCTTCGGGATGCTCAAAGCGGGCGCGACGAATACGCCGGTGACGATCGGCAAAATCACGGTGCCCGTGCCGATCTGCTTCGACGGTTTGAACTTCTTCTCGACGGCGCATCCGGTCGGCCCGATGGCAGACGCGGCGGCGGACACGACCGCGTCTAACATCAACAACGCTGGCGGCCTTTCCTACTACTGGTATATCGCGGACTGCGGACGGCCGATCCGTCCGCTGATTTACCAGGAGCGGCGGCCGTTCACGGTGACGCGAATGAACACGCTCACCGACGAGCGGGTGTGGAACCAGGACGAGTTCCGCTACGGCGTCGACGGACGGGCGAATGCGGGCGTGGCGTTCTGGCAGCTCGCGTATGCGAGCAACGCGGACCTGTCGAATCCGGCGAACTTCGCAGCGGCGATTTCGGCGATGCGGAAGTTCAAGACCGACGCGGGGCAGCCGTTCGGTTCGTGGGATTCGCCGAGCAGCGACCGTTACCTGATAGTGCCGCCGGATGCCGAGGAAGTCGCGCGGCAATTGCTGCATGGCGATTTCGGCGCGATCAACGTGGCGGGCTCGGTCGGCGGGATCCCCGGCACGAACATCTACAAGGGCGAATGCCAGCTGATCGTCAGCCCCTGGCTGGCATAGGCAATTTCAATCGTGAGAACAGCGGCAGGCAACAGCAGCAGCAACGTGAAACCTTTGAAAAGGTTTCACACTTCCAAACTTTCAACTTTCAAAAGATGCGGGCTTCGCCCTGTTAATACTCGGACTATGAGAAAGCAGCCTGGTAGCCAACTACGGTGCACGCGAGCGAGCATAGCAGGACGAATATCAAGTGAAAAACGGGCTTCGCCCTGTGAATACTCGGACTATGAGAAAGCAGCCTGGTAGCCAGCTACGGTGCGCGCGTGCGTGCATAGCAGGCCGAATATCAAGTGAAAAACGGGCTTCGCCTTGTGAATACTGAACGCCAGGCGGAGTGCTTTTGATTTTTTTGGTTTGTAGAGTGTTTGTCATCCCGAGCGAAGGCTGCCGGAGTCGAGGGAACAACGCGGAGCGATTTTCCGCAGGCATGGATAAAGCATGAGTTACGCGCAACCTACTGATGTCATCTCGCGGTATCCGAATCGCGATCTCGTGCAGCTCACGAATGAGGATCCGAGCCAGCAGGCCGTGAACACCGCATTTATACAGACGCATCTGAATGATGCGTCGGTGGAAATCGACTCGTATCTCGAGGCGCGGTTCGCGTTACCGCTGACCGATGCGCCGGCCGTGCTGACGCGGCTCTGCTGCGATATCGCGGTATACCGGATGCAGTCGCTCAGGCCGTTGCATGACCTGGAAGATGCGCGCAAGCGCTACGACGACACGGTCGCGATGCTGACGAAGGTCGCGAAGGGCGAGCTGACGCTCGGGCTCGCGGCGGATGGAATCGAACCGGCGGATCCGAGTGCGCCGGCGGTGGCGACGACAGGTGCGGGCGGCGACGCCGCGGGGATTCTACCGCAACGGATTTTCAATCGGGGGAATCTCAAGGGATTTTAATGGCGGGGGCACCAATCACAGTCGATTCTCCGTGGGGCGGGACTACATATAGTCCCGCGACGCCGCTCGATATCACGACGATCGAGTCGGCGATTGTGGTGCAGCTCAAGGCCGCGATCGGCAACGCCGTCGATGTTGCGCATTTTCCGGACAAGCCCGAGCATTACCGCATGACGCATCGAGTGGGCGCGGCGCTGGTGATTTACGGGGGATCGGAATACGGCGATGTCGAAATAATCGACTATGTCGCCCAGCGCCGGACGCTCGAGTTTTCGGTGACGGTGATGATGCGCGACCTCGGCTGGGCCTATGGCGGTCAGCCGGGCGGTCCGGACCCGGGCGCCTACTCAATACTCGAGGCGGTGCGCGTGGCGCTGACCGGATTTCAGCCGAACACCGGATGCACCAAGATGGCGCCGAAGCGGGAGCGGTTCGAGGCGCGCGACAAAGAGGGGGGCGTGTGGATCTACGACATGCGCTTCGTCACGCGCACGGTCGCGGTCGAGAATGTGCCGCAGCCGAATTTCCCGCTGTTGACGAAAGCGCAGGCATTCGAGGAGCAGGGGCAGACGACCCGTTCGGTCCCGGCGGCGCCCTATATCTTCAATAGCCAGAACCTCATCACGCTGCCAAATCAGAATCTCAGCGCAGTGTCAGTGACTAATGTGAGCAGCGGAGCGGCGTATGCGGCGGGCGTAGATTATACGCTCGATGCGGTCAACGGGATTATCACGCGGCTCGCGAGTGGGACGATTCCCGCGAATGCGACAGTTAACGTGACGTTCAGCTACGCCGACGTGGTGACGGCGATATTCCCTGGCGGCAAGCGCGCCGACCGCGCCAACGAACTGAGCACCAGCAGAGGAACTGAGTAATGCACGAAGAAGTCAGGCACGACGAAGTGGAAAACCCCGAACAAGAAGTAGTGCAGTTCTCGAGCGACGGCGCTTATTACCTCGTACCGCGGATCGGGGCGGAGAAATTCCCGCAAGGGGGAATGATCTGGCTCGAAACGGCGACGCATCCACTGCCTGTCGGCCAGGAATGGCATACGCCGAACCTGTTCGGCGCGGCGGTGATGCGCGGGCGCGACTACTGGCGGCGCTTCACGCGGGGACGGCTGCTGCCGGGCGCGCAGAAGTCAATCGCGGGCGGCGACGTGCTGCTACGCGATTATATCGATGCGGCGTGGTGGACGCCGGGTCTCGAAGAAGCATGGGCGGAGACCGAGGGATTGCACGAGGCGGTCGAAGAGTTGCGCCAGCTGCACGTAGGCGAGAAGGGCGAGGCGGAACCCGACGCAGAGAGCGAGCACGAGAGCGGCGGCCATAAGAGGAAGAAATAGGTCCCGGATCCGGGATTCTCCGCGAGGCACGCCGAGAATGACAGAAAAGGGGAGCGAGGCGCAAGGCAAGGTGTGCGGGTGCGGCTTTAACAGACCGAATATCAAGTGAAAAAAATGGACGAAGAACGCAAGCTGCTGACTGTAGTCTTTTCGCACAATCGGGCGGCCTATTACGTCGCGCAGCTCGCCGGCGAGAAGAAGATGTGGCTCGAGACGGCAATGCGTCCGGGTGGCGCGCCCTATCTGACGCCGCAGGCCGGATTTCTGGGAGCCGTGCAATGCAAAGGCGGCTGGCGCAAGGCGTATGACCTGAACTGGACTTCGCTGTGGGCGGAGACACGGGAGACGCGGGCCGAAGATGAGCCGCTGGTCATAGATTACGCATCGGCGGAGCTGGTCCAGGAGCCGATACTAGCGGAGTAGCGTCATCGATCGGTGCGGCGACAGCGGAGCCGCACGGAAAGATGAAAAACGCGGAAAGGTGAAAGATGCCAGCATCATTCCTGCACGGAGTCGAGACTTTCGAGTTCAACACAGGGCCCCAGCCGATCATCGTAGTGAAATCGGCGGTGATCGGGTTGGTCGGATCGGCGCCGCTCTTCGCGAGCGCGTCGCCGTTGACGATTGCAGGCGCGACGGTCATCGGGCCGCTGCTGGTGTGGGACCCGTCGTGGATGATCGCGGTTGGGCAATACGCAATCGATGCCAACGGGAATATCCAGAAGCTCACCAACGTAGTACTCAATGCGTGGGCGGCAACGACGGCGTTCGCGTCGGCGGCGCTGATTGTCGATTCGAACGGCAATACTCAGCGCGCGACGACGGCGGGCACGACGGGCGGCTCTGCGCCAACCTGGCCGACGACCCTGGGCGGTACGGTCATCGACGGTACGGTGACGTGGACGCTAGTCGCGCTCGGCAAAGCCGGAGTGACTAATACGGCGGCGCCAGTCTGGGGCACGGCGCTCAACGGTACGACTACCGATGGCACGGCGGTGACGGGCACGCTGACCTGGACGCTGGTGGCGTTGGGGCCGATACCGAATTTGCAGACCGGCGTGCTAATCAACGGCGGCGGTTCGTCAGGCGGAGCGAATCAGTCGGCGGTCTTCGGGCCATTGATTCAGGGCTACACGATTCCCTACGCGCTCAGCGAGATTTTCGGACAGGGCGCGGGCCAGGTAATCGTGGTCAACGTCTTCGACCAGATCAAGCATTTCACGGCGGTCGCGGCTGCGACGTTCACGTTCCCGGCGTCGGGCAACCAGGTAATCAACCTGGGGCACATGGGAGTATCGAACGTCAAGGTCACCAATTCGGGCGCGACGGTGACCTACGTCGAAGGCTCCGATTTCACGGTCGACCATATCAATGGACTTATCACTGCTGTCGGCGGCGGCCTTTTCGGCGCGGGCGCGACCGTGAAAGTGAGCTTCAATTACGCAGATCCGTCGAAGGTCGCAGACGCGGACCTTATCGGTGCGATCACGAATGGCGTCTACACCGGGATGCAGGCGTGGAAGCTCAGCTACGCGACGTTCGGCTTTTTCCCGAAGATCCTGATTGCGCCGGAGTTCAGCAGCGCGGCCGGAATGCAATCGGTTGGTTCGCAGGATGCGGTGACGGCGTCGGCGCTGACCACAATCGCGAACGCGATGCGGGCGGTGGCGCTGGTCGATTCGCCGCCGGCGACGCAGGTCGCGACGCTGGTTTCGAATCGCGGCGTGACCGGCAACGCATGGAACACCAGCTCGGGGCGGATAATCCTGTGCGGGCCGCAGGAGAAGTTCTTCGATACCGGAATCATGCCGGCGGGAATCACGATTTCGCCGTCGGGAACTGCCGTGCAGAACCTCGCCAACGCCAACAACGTCGGGCCGTATTCGCCGTGGGTCGGGGGCGCGATGGCGGCGAAGGACCTGGCGAAGGGCTATTGGTGGTCGCCCTCGAATACTCAGTTGATAGGGCCGCTCGGCCCCGACGTGAATGTCTACGCGTCGATTCTGGATTCCGCCGCCGACGTGAACAATCTCAATGCCCAGGGAGTCGTGACGGCATTCAGCGCATTCGGGACGGGGCTGCGAGTATGGGGCAACCGCAGCGCTGCCTATCCGACTGTCACGACGCCCGACCAGTTTATCAGCGTGCGGCGCACGATGGACGTGATCGAAGAGTCGGTGATGCTCAATATGATGCAGTATCTCGACGCGCCGATTGGCAACGCGCTGATTGCGTCGATCCTCGCCAATATCAATGCGTTTATCAGGTCGCTGATTCAGCGCGGCGCGCTCGTGGCGGGCGCGGCGTCGTACAATCCAAATGAGAATCCGCCGGCGCAAGTGGCCAACGGACAGTTGATATTCGATATCGACGTCATGCCGCCGCCGCCGGCCGAGCGGCTGACGTTTAACGTCTTTATCGATACGACGCTGCTGTCGCAGTTAACCGGAAACACTAACGGACTGGCGCCAGTAGCCAGCGCGACTGTCTAGGACCTATGAGGCAGAGAAGAAAGGTGAAACCTTTGAAAAGGTTTCACACTTCCAAACTTTCAACTTTCAAAAGATGCGGGCTTCGCCCTGTTAATACTCGGACTATGAGAAAGCAGCCTGGTAGCCAGCTACGGTGCACGCGTGCGAGCATAGCAGGACGAATATCAACTGAAAAACGGACTTCGCCCTGTGAATACTTGGACTATGAAAGCATCCTGCTAGCCAGCCGCGAAGCGCGGGTGCGGCATAGCAGACGGAATATCAAGTGAAACAAGTAGCCAGCCACGGTGCACGACTGCGGCTGAATTTATGAGGATCAATCGAAAAAGATGGCGGTTGCAACTCCAGGAGTAACGACCTCGTTCACGCTGAGCACGAGCGCGTCGACGCAATTGGGTAATATCAATCCCAACCGGCGCTACATCCTGATTACCAACAACGACAAGCAGAACGCCGCGGCCTTTGCGCACAATACGGCGAATCAGGCGACCGCGCAGCATCATCAGATCCCACCCGGCAGTTTCTACGAATTTGGGCCGTTCGAGCCGGGATGGGGATTGCTTGGCGATATCGCAGCGATCGCGGTCAGCGGAAATCCGACGATTAGCTACCTGGAGCTGTAATCACTATGCCAATCGGAACACCAGCCGGATCGGGCGCCGCATCGACGGCGATCAACGACGGAGTCGCGACCGGGCAAAAAGCGACCGTTGCGCAATTTCACAATTCGGACAATCAGACTCCAGGCGCAGCCGCCTATGGCTTATTCACCGGCGGCGTCGCGCAATTACTGAATTTGCTCGGCAACCTGGACCGGCAGCGCGAAACCGGCGTCGACGGCATCCCGGCGCTCGGCGTATCGACCGGATCGGCGCAATTCGCGATGGCGTTCCAGACCATGGATGCGACCGATAATTTCGCCGCGGGCGCGCGCACGTTCACGCCGGCCACGATGTCGGGCGTGCTCAACGGCGTGGCCTGGTCGATTCAAGCGGGATCGGTATTGGTGCTGGATTCCGGCGCGAATGCGGAAGCGGTGCTCGTTACTGCGGTAACCGCGACGGCTTTTAGCTGCGCGACGACGAAGGCGCATAACGGGACCGTCACGGCCTTTCCGATCACCGGCTTCGTCTATAACCAGGAGCGCGACGCGAGTGGCGAACTCGACGGCGCCACCGGGTCGGGCACTGCGGTCGCGGCTGAATACGAATGGAACGCGAATCCGGCCGCCAACGGCAACGTGCTCGCGAATACACAGTTTGATCGCGCGCGCAATTTGAACGCGAAGGGACTCGTAGCAGGCACGCTCGCAAATAATCCGCTGGCGGTGAACTCGACGAGTTTATTGCTGAACGCCGCGCCGACGACGTTGCAGCCGGGCCAGAAGATCCTATTAGACCGCGCGGGTGCGAATCCTGAAACGAATTACGCCGCGCTAAACTACACTTTTGGCTCGACCACCGTACCGCTTCGAATCGCGACGCAATTCAGCCATGCGCAGAATGCGACGGTGGAATGGGACGCGCATGCGCCGCTCGGGCCGGGGCTGAGTGGATTTTTGCCGGACGGAATCGGAATCGAGGAAGAAGCGCTGTGGGATCCGGTCTCGCAGAAGTTCTATATCGAGCGCGCGGCCACCCAGGATGCGGCGCCTGGCGCCAACATCGTTCTGGAAAGTGTCGCGCTCTATAACGGTGCGACCTTCGATCGCCAGCGCACCCCGAACATCTTCAAGCCGCAGAATGCAGTCGCGATTGCTGCGACGCCGGGTACTGCAATTTGGACGCCTGCGGTGGGTAAAAAATTCCGGCTGATGCGCGTGGTATTGACCAGCAGCGTAGCCGGCAACCTGGTGCTCACCGATGCGAGCGGCGGCACGGTAATCGCGGTGATACCGGTGACGGCAGCCGGCGCCGGCGTGCCGTTCGACTTCGGCAATGGCTATTTCAGCAGCGCGGTGAATAATGCGCTGTTCGCGTTCAATTCGGGCGGAGCCGCGACTATCAGCGGGACGCTCGTGGGGACGGAGGAATAGGAGAGGCGAAGCGGGGAAGCCACGTGAAACCTTTGAAAAGGTTTCGCACTTCCGAACTTTCACTATGCGCGGGCTTCGCCCTGTTAATACCCAGACTACCAGGAAAGCGGAAAGCGGTGTAGTAGCCAGCCACCGCGCGTGGGTGCGGCTAAAAGTTTTATGAATATCGACCGAAAACGGAAAGGTGAAACATGCCGGGGCCAGTAGCAGTAGATCGAATCACCAACGCGAATATCTATATCGACGGCGTCGGCATGCTCGGCCGCGCCGACGAGGTCGAAGTGGTCTGGCCGAAAGCGAAAATGGCGGACCATAAGGGGCTCGGGATGGCGGGGACGGCGGAGTTCCCGGCCGGAATCGACAAGCTCGAAGCCAAGCTCAAGTGGATATCGCTTTATCCCGAAGTGCTGTCCGCGATGAGCATCTTCGCGTCACATCAGTTGCAGGTGCGCGCGAGCAAGGAGACCTACACTTCGCAGGGACGCACGCTCGAAGTCCCGGTCGTGCTGCTGATGACGGCGCAATTCAAGGACGGCGGGCCGCTCAATTTCAAGCAGCATGAGCAAGTGGACTTTCCGACCGCGCTCGTCGTTTATCATTGCGAATACTATGTGGGCGGCGTGCAGTATCTATTGTACGACGTGCTGTCGAATCTCTATGTGGTGAACAACGTCGACCAGTTGGCGAATTTCCGGGCTAATTTGGGCTGAGACCAGGCGAGCGTAGCTGTGATTGTTTCGTAGGGTGTGTGCGCATCGCGGAAGTTAGAAAATCGCTCCGCGTTGATCCCTCGACTCCGGCGGCCTTCGCTCGGGATGACACAGTTACGCTTCGTTCGAGAATGAGAGAAGCAGGGGTTTCGTAAATGGCAGAAACACGGAATGGTGCGGCGACAACGGAGCCGCAGGGAAAGGTGAAACAAATCACGCTGCCTTCAGGCGCGACGGCGGAAGTCCGCAAAGGCCGCGGCAAGGACCTGATGCGGGCCCATCGCGCAGTCCGCGGCAAGGACGATCCGATGGCGATCGCATTCGCGCTGATCGCCGAGCTCACGAATATCGATGGCAAGTTGATCGTTTACGAGGACGTGCTCGAGATGGGCCTCGCGGACGTGTTGGCGCTGCAGACGGAGATTATGGGATCGGATTTTCAACTCCCTCCGCTGCCGTCTTCGCCGGCCTCGTCCAGTTCGGATTCTCAGTCGAGGAACTGAGCGGGATGGAGTTCGAGGAGATCGCGTACTGGATGGCCGCGGTAGCGGAGCACGGCGAGGCGGTGCGGGCGGCGGCTGAAAAGGCGGCGGAGGGGAGCAAGCACTAGGCGAAGCTTAGTTTCTGTCATTCTCGAGCGAAGTGAATAGAATCCCGGATCCGGGATTCTCCGCGAGGCACGCGGAGAATGACAGAAGGAGTGGAGCGAGCGATTAAGAAATGAATATCGAAAACAAGGGCGCAATGCCGTCACTTCCCTTACTGCCTAATTGCGGGAACGTCTTCGAAGAGATCGCGGGATGCGCCTGGCTGATGCTGAAATACGCCGAGGCCCGGCAGCTCGCGTTCAAAACGGCAGGCAGATTTATCAGCAAGGAAGAATTTCTCACGACGCCGCAATACTCAATCGCGGTGACGCCGCTGACGCTGGTGTTTTTGATGCAACACCGGATGCGGTTTGCGCATCTGATTCTGGGCGGGCCGGCATCGAACACATCGCAGAACGCTTCGCCCAGAGGCTTTGCGCAGGGCGGCACGCAGCCGGTTCCCGCGAATACGAAGAAGCAAGTACGTGAACTGAGAATCGCAAATCCCAGATCCGAGACTCTCAATTCCTCTCTCTGACCTGGGAGAGGGTATGGTGAGGGCGCCGCTGACCAGTCTGCAAGCTGCGTCAAGCAATCAGTGCGCACACCGAGCGATTAGGAAAGAAAGCGACTGAGACGTGAACTATTACTACATGGCGGCTGACGGAACGCTACTGTTCCTAAGTGGCGTCACGTTCAGCCACATGGAAGGCGACCGGTATCCGTTCTGTATACCCACATGGTGGATGGCATGACGGAAAACAACGAGTCAGAGGCGCCCTCACCCCGCCCTCCCCAAAGTCAGGAGAGGAATTGAAGAAAGCGACTGAGTATGAGACTAGCGGGGCCAAAGGCGCAGCGAGCAAAGGAGTCCGCGACGTGCGCACAGCGAGCGGAGCGAGCGATTAAAAGTCATGGCGATTAAACTCTTCGAACTCGGCTTCGTACTCAAGGCGGTCGACTATCTTTCGGGCACACTGAAGAAGATCGAGACGCAGATGGAGGCTGTCAGCGCGACGGCCGCGACGCCGTGGCGCGAGTTCGCGGGCAATCTTGCGATGGCGGGTGGCGCGATCGCGACGGCGGGCGCCGCAATCGCCTTTCCGCTCAAGGACGCTATCGAGAAGGCGGGCGAGCTCAAAGAGCATATGGCGCGGCTCGCAACCCCGATAGGCAATGTGCCGGACAAGGCCAGGCGCTTCGACGAGCCGGAGACATTCCTTAAGGAGCAATCGATCGCGAGCGGCTACGACGTCAATCAGTTGACCAAGTCGCGCTATCAAGGACTGAGCGGCTTTCTGAATATGACGCAGGCGATGGCCGTATCGGTCGAAGCGGCGAAGCTGGCGCGCGGCACGCGCGGTAACTTGAGCGACACGACCTCATTAGCGGTACTGCCGCCGGGCGGTCTCAGCGGCGAGACCGCCGGCGAAGGCCTGCTTGAAATCATGATGCAGATGTCGCGCGCGTCGAAGCGCCTGGGCTTCGTCGCCTTTGCCGGACCGAACCGCCAAGGGATCGATTTGCTGAAGACGCTGCACGGAATCCATCGGCAAGTCGGCAATATCAGCAAGCACAAGGACATCGTGGCGGCATTCGAAAAGGCATTCGGGGCGCGGGCCGGCGCCGCGTTTATCGGGGCCGTGCTGGCGCCGGTGATTGGCGCGATCCGACTCGGCGGCGCGGCGCTGATTCCACAGAGATTTGAATGGGGCGTGAACCTGCTTAAAACACTAGCGGAGCGCCTCCTGGCGCGGAGCGAGCAGACGAGTCTGCGAGCTGCGTTAAAAACGTTCGCCGTTGGAATATGGAGCGGCATCATCTGGCCGATCCGTGCGGTGGAGCATCAAGGCCGCGTGATTTTGGATCATCTCAAAATGCATAGTCCGGCGAAGCTCGGGCCGCTGCGCGATCTCCATCGCGTGCGCATCGTCGAGACGATCGCGCAGGCGATTCAGCCGGCGCCGATGCTTGCCGCAATGCGGCGCGTGGCGGCGGTCGCAGCGGTAACGATGCCGATGATGATCGGCGGTGCGGCGATGCCAGCGGCGGGCGCGATCTCGAGTCCATCTAGGGGCGCTGCGTTCGCAGACTCCCTCGCTGCGGCCTCGCAAGCGAGGCCTATGTCCGGCGCGGTCGTGCTGAATTATGCCCCGCATGTTGAAGTTTATGCGCCCGGCGGCGATGCGGCGACGATCGAAAAGGCGGTGATGGAGACGCTCGAAAGAAACCGGCGCGAAGTCTACCGGATGCTCGAGCAGGTAGCGGGTCGGCGGGAGCGCACTCGTTATTAGACACCACAGGCGGAGCGGCGCCCTCACCCTTCCCTCTCACAGGGCAGGGAGAGGGATTGAGGAGGGGCGGATGGAAGCGGATGTGGATGTGGATTTGGAATTGAGCGCAGGCGGATCGCCCTCATGCGAATCGCTATTGGACTCGGATGTGATACTGCCGGCGCAGTATTTCGACATGTGCCGGCGCACGGCGCACGTCGACACCGGAATCCATCGCCTGATGTTGACGCTACTCGAAGACGGCATCAGATGCTGGCAGGAGGGTATCGACTCGTTCTCGCGCCGCAAGAGCCGCCTCGCATTCCATGACAACGAATGGATCTTTGGCGAAATCCAGGATGGGCCGTTCTCCTTCGAGAATATATGCGGGGTGCTGGGAGTCGATCCCGGATGGCTCCGCGAGGGATTGCATCGATGGCGTGAAGCGGGCGGCGCGCGTATTCCGCGGAGAAGCCCACCCGAGCATCTCTCGCGGACGCCGCTGATGCCGGCGCGGCGGAGATTACGCAGGGTGCGATGAATCTACGAGGTACTAACTGTTCTGTCATTCTCGAACGAAGCGAAGGCCACCCTCCGCTTCGGGGAGAATCCCGGATCCGGGATTCGCTTCGCCCAGAGGCCCTGCGCGGGACTCCGCGAGGCACGCCGACAATGACAGAGCAGAGGGAGCAATGGAAAAGGCAGAGAGTGCGGGTGAGGCTTAGCAGATCGGCTATCAACCGACAAAGTAGACAGCCACGGTGCTCGGATACGGCTGTGGTTATGAATATCGACTGAAAAAATGTACGCAGTATTGGGAGAAATAATCTTCGACATACTCACTTCGCCGCAGGCGCTGGAGTCGGCGCGCAAGTATGATTACGCCGAGCATAAGGTCGTCGAGGATCGTCCGCGATTGCAATGGATGGCCGCCGACCTCGAGACGCTGACGCTCGAGCTTTCATTTCATGCCGCCTTCACCAATCCGCAAACCCAATTGACGCTGCTCGAAAACGCCGCCGAGGACCATCGCGCGCGCGCATTCGTCTACGGCAACGGAATCCATCGGGGCTATTTCGTGGTCAGCGAACTCGCCGAAGTGCATCGCCACAATGCTGACGATGGCAGCCTGATTTATGCGACCGCGCGTGCCACGCTGAAAGAATGGGCGCTCGGAGCGGAAGTCGATCCGGCTGCGAAGCCGAAGCCCAAGTCGCCGCCAACCGGAATCGTCCAGGCGCCGGCGGCGTCGGCCACGGCGGGATTCAATCCGAATCAGCCAATCGGGCCGCATAATCTGTTGCCGCTCTCCGCGATCGCGACATTGGGTACATTGCCGGTGGGGAGCTATCAGCCGGCCCAATACAACGTGCCGGGAGCGTCGACGATTGTGAATAATCCGGGCGCGGCGGCGCCGCCAAGCGCGGCGATTCTGGCGGCCGACGTTGCGCCGGCGTCGATGACGGGAGCGGGACATTAAAGATGGAACCCCAGTGCCTGTCATTCTCGGAACGCAGTGACGAGAATCCCGAATCCGGATTCGTGAAACCTTTGAAAAGGTTTCACACTTCGAAACTTTTCAATGTTCAGACATGCGGGCTTCGCCCTGTGAATACTCAATCTCCAATCCCTCTCCCTGACCGGGTGAGGGCGCCTTTGGATCCGGGATTCTCCGCGCGGCACGCGGAGAATGACAGATAAGGATAAGGGCTAGTGAGTAATCCGGCGCCGACGCCAGCGCAATTTATCACGCATCACACGATCGCGGGCGAGCGATGGGACCTGCTGGCGTGGAAATACTATGGGGACGCGACCTTATATGCGCCGATAATCGCGGCGAACTGGTCGCGGATAATGGCGGGACTGCTGTCCGTCGATGGGGTGTTTAATGCGGGAGTGATAATCGGCATACCGGTTTTGGTGGTGAACAACGCGGTGGATACGGCCGATTTGCCGCCCTGGAAACGATGAGAGAAGCAGACCCTTTTGTCATTCTCGAACGAAGTGAGGGAATCCCAGAGCCGGGATTCTCCGCGAGCTCGGGGAGAATGATAGACCAGCGAGCAGAGAGCCGGGATTCTCCGCGAGCTCGGGGAGAATGATAGACCAGCGAGCGGAGCCAGTAGACAGCCACAAATGCCCGGGTACAGATGAACTTATGAGTATCGACCGAAAAAGTAGCCAGCCACAGTGGACGACTGCGGCTGAAGTCATGAATATCGACTGAAACAAATGGCGGCGGCAATCACAGGCTCGATTTTATCCAGTGCCTATCCGGTACGGCATCCGCACTGGCTATTGAGCTATGCGGGCAGGAATATCAGCGCGGACGTCTCGAAGATGGTCACCGAGATTACCTATACCGACCACGAATCTCATTTGAGCGATGAGATCGAAGTGCAGCTCGAAGATCGGGACAAACGGTGGCAAGGGCCGTGGTATCCGTCGCAGGGCGACCTCCTGAATCTTCAAATCGGCTATGCCGATGAGCCGCTGCTGCCGTGCGGGAACTTCGAGATCGACGAGCTCGAACTCGACGGCGGCCCCGGCGGCGATGTCTTTCATATCAAGGGAATCGGCGCAGGCATCACGCCGTCGCTCCGCACACCGCTCTCGGCGGGCTATGAGAATCAGACGCTCTTGCAGGTGGCGAAAATGATCGCGGCACGCCACGGCTTCACCGTAAGCGGATCGCCGGCCGCGCTGAATCTGCAGTTCGCGCGGGTAACGCAGAACAACGAGACCGACCTCGCGTTTTTGCACCGGCTGGCGAACCGCTACAACTATGATTTCTCGGTGCGCGGCAAGACCCTGGTATTTTACGCGCGAAACCAGCTCGAACAGGCGCCTGCCGTCTACACCGTCTCGCGCCGCAACGTGACGAAATTCCATTTCAAAGGACGTACCCACCAGATCTACAAGGCGGCCGTCGTCAGTTATCTCAGTCCGCAGACCAAGCAATTAATTACTCAGAGCGTGAGTGCGACTCCTGGCGTGGCGAACGGCGATACATTGAACATCCCCGAGCGCGCGGAGAGCCAGCAGATGGCGCTGGCGCAGGCCCAGGCGCAACTCCATGATGCGAACATGCTGGCTGCGACCGGCACTCTGACAACGCCCGGCACGGTGAATCTGATGGCGGGGCTGACTATCGCAGTCAGCGGGTTCGGCGTGCATGACGGGACGTATCTGATTACCTCGGCGCATCATAAGCTCAGTCGCGCCGGTGGCTATTCGACGGAGACGGAGGTGAGGAGACTGTGACACTAGGCGAGCTGGCGAGCCGAGCAAAGGAGTCTGCGACGTGCGCAGCCGAGCGGAGCGAGGCAATTAAAATGATGATTAGTGAGGAGGCAAAGAGAAGCCACGTGAAACCTATTTCTGTCATTCTCGAACGAAGTGAAGGCCGCCCTCCGCTTCGGGGGGAGAATCCGGCGACCCGCTTCGCCCAGAGCCTCGGGGGGTTCCACTTGGTTCCTCCTTGCTCTGCTTCTTGGCGCGATGCTGTTTGTGGCGCCGCGCGCGCAGGCCGGCGGGCTCAAGCAGAGCGTGGTGGTAAGCGACCCGAACAGCGTGCCCGCGAATGAAGCGTCGGTCGATACGGGCGGGCGGACGTCGACCAATGCGTATGGGACCGACGGGACGACGCCGCATCAGTTGCTTACTGACGGCAACGGCCGCCTAAATATCAATATCAGTAACAACAACGCGGCGGCGGCGCCGACGAATCCCTATTTCAATGCAGCGCTGACTGCGGCGGCGACCGTCACCAGCAGCAACGGCCATTATTACGGCTACGATCTTTATAATCCGAATGTGGCCGTCTGTTACCTGCAGATTTTCAGCACAACTACGCCGACGCTGGGGACGACTGTCCCGGTCAATTCGATTCCCGTGCCCTCGACGTCGCGAGTCGCGCTGACTTCGCCAATGAGTTCGCTCGGGCCGACGGCGGGCGGCGCCCCGATCTCGATTGCGGCGACTACGACGCCGAATGGCTCGACGCTATGCGCGACCGGGATGGTGGTGAATACGTGGTACACCAACTTCTGATTCTTTCACCTTTCCACGTGTTCACCTTTCCGCGCGGCTCCGTTGTCGCCGCGCCAACTGCACAGGAGACAAATAGATGGTCCTGGCTATCGTTTTCGCTGCAACGCTCGACCGCACAATCGTCTTTGGACGATGCGTTCTGGATCCGGTGATGCGCTTTAGTGCGGAGGCGCTCGATCAGACGGTCCATTTCGGCGCGACGCTGGGTTAGCGCCAGGCGGAACATGAAAAGGAAAAAGAGAAGCCAGCGTATTACAGAGCGGCCCTGTAGCCAGCCACGGAGTGCGGGTGCGGCTGAATTTATGAGTATCAACTGAAAACAAATGGCAACGCCGGGCACGCCATATTTCACCCTGACGACTGCGGATGTCGGCAAAGTCCTGGGCTTTCCGCTCAATCAGTCGAACGGGAATGCGAATAACTTCACCGGCGCGAGCGCCAACCTGATGGTGCGCGACCAGAACGGAAATCTCCAGACGGCGCGCGCCATGACCTGGAACGCTGTGACGGTGGAATGGGAATACTCAGTCCGCGCGAATGACTTCGCGGCCGGGAGATACTGGGCGATGGTGGCGGTAACATTTCCAGGGTCAGCCGGCCCGATTTATTCAACTGAGGTCGTATTTGATGTTATTGCTGCCGATTAAACCTTTCCACCACTGTGGCGCGGCGGCAACGGAGCCGCGCGGAAAGGTGAAACAGGCGCGACGACAACGGAGCCGCGCGGAAAGGTGAAAAATGTTTGTTGTTGGCCTCGTCAAAACTCAGGATGCTGTGAACTGCCGCGTGCGGGTGACCTTTCCGCATCGCTCGCAGATGCAATCCTGGTGGCTGCCGGTCCTCGTGCCGAAGTCGCAGAACGACAAGGCCTATTGGATGCCGGATATCGGCGAGATGGTCGTATGCCTGATGGACGAGCATTTCGAGGATGGCGCGGTGCTGGGCGCGATCTATTCGACCAAGGACCTGCCGCCGGCGTCCTCGGCCGATAAGTACCATTGGACGTTCAAGGACGGCGCGACCTTCGATTATGACCGCAGCTCGCATGCGCTGGCGGTCACGCTGCCGGCGGGCGGCACGATGAGCATCCGGGCGAACGGCGCGACGATTCAGATCGACGCCTCGGGCAATATCAATCTAACGGCGGCGGGGAATATCAACCTGGTGACGAGTACCCATAACGATTCGGTCAACGGAATCATCAATACCTACAATAGCCATACGCATCCCGACCCGCAGGGTGGCAACACCGGCGCGCCGATTCAGCAGATGAGTTGAGGATAGACCGTCATTCTGAACGGAGACTGCCGAAGTGAAGAATCTGTCACCACCAGCGTTGTTTAGGTTAGACGCAACTGCATCGGCAGGCATTTGTGGAAAGAGATTCTTCGCTCCGCTCAGAATGACGGATTGAAGAGAGCGGGAGTAAAGAATGCCAGCGGGGTCGATAACACCTGCGGATATACAGTCGGCGGACTGGTCGCTGATGCTCGACGGCTCGTCGGTGAGTCAGGCGGCGGCGGCCGGACTGGGTAATGTGGTGCAGGGTGTGGCCGACGTGAATCAATGTATCGCGATTATCCTGGGCACCCCGAAAGGCGCGGATCCGTTGCGTCCGACGTTCGGCGCCGACCTCTGGCAGTATATCGACTACCCGATTCAGGCGGCGATTCCGGCGATCGCGCGCGAGATAACCGAGGCGATAACACTGTGGGAGCCGCGCATCCGGCTATTGTCGGTGCGCACGGGACTGGTGGCCAACGACGCCTCGGGCAATCGCAACGCCCATCTGCAGATTACGATCGTATGGCAATTAAAGCTCAACTCGGGCGACCCGAATAAGGTGACGATTACTATTCCAGGGAGGTTGCGCTAATTTCAGCCGACATTCATAAGCACAGCCGCATTCGAGCACCGCGCGGCTGTCTACTGGTCCGAATATTAACAGGGCGAAGCCCCGCATCACTGGGTAAAGCCTGTGCCACTTTCTGAAAGGTGAAAAAGTTTGGAAGTGTGAAACCTTTTCAAAGGTTTCACGAGGCTTAAAGTAAATTGGCAGTTAATCCTACATGGTCGCCGAATGCGCCGGTCACGGCGCAGAAGGTCATTATCGACGCGAACAACAATGTCCAGCAATGGACCGGCGTCGATGGCACTAGCGGAGCGACTGTCCCGAATTGGTCGACGACGCTTGCCGGCTTCACACCGGACGGCACGGGCGGCTGGACGCTGGTCGTGCTGAATCCGCTGACGGCGCCGTCGCTCACCGGGCTGGCGCCGTTGCCGCTTCCGGCGTTCGTCGCCGACGCCGACGGCCTCGATCCCAACGGGATCCTGAACGACATGGTCAGCTCGTTCCAGAACCTCGCAGGGCGCACGCTGCAGCCCGCGCAGGTCGAGCGATTGCTGATCAACCTGTACGCCTTTCGCGAATCGCTGGTGCGCAACCAGATCCAGAATACGGGACTGCAGAGCCTGCTGGCCTTCTCGAGCTTTCCGATGATTGACTATCTGGGTCAGCTTCTCGGCGTGACGCGTCTCAATGCCCAGGGCGCATTAACCACGCTGCAATTCACGCTTAATGCCGCGCTCACCGTGCCGATTACGATTCCGGCCGCTACTCTCGCCGGCACACAGGACGGCCAGGTGGCATTTGCGACCAGCGCGGCGCTGACGATTGCGGCGGGTGCGACCTCCGGCTCCGTTGCAGCAGTCTGCACGACTCCGGGGACGATCGGCAATGGCTACGCGGTGGGGCAGGTCAGCGTGCAGCTCAACCCCAACGTGCAGATTTCCGCAGTGAGTAATACCACGGTGACGGGCGGCGGCGCGTCGCCCGAGACGGACGCCCATCTGCGCACGCGCATTCAGGCCGCGCCCAATCAATTCAGCGTCGCGGGCCCGACCGGCGCCTACCGTTTTTTCGCACTGGGCGCGGACCCCGGCATTATCGACGTGTTGGTATCGTCGCCGCAGCCGGGCACGGTCAATGTCTATATCCTGACCGGGCCGATTACTCAGCAGCCGGCCACCTCGCCGAATAGTGTAGGAATCGCCAATTCCGCGCTGCTCGCCAAAACACTGACCGCGCTGTCGACCGATAAGGTGCGTCCGTTGACAGATACGGTCGCGGTGCTTGCGGTGACCGAGGTTGATTACGCGATACAAGGCACGGTGACGCTATACTCCGACGCGGATCCGGTGACTACTCAGAACCTGGTGCAGAACGCGGCGGTGCAATTCGCGATCAACCTCGCGTCGCGGATACAGCGCGATATCGTGCCCGAGGAGATTATCGCCGCATTGACCACGTCGGGTGTCTATCGCGTGACGCTCACGGCGCCCGTTTACACGCCGCTCACGACCGGCCAATGGGCTAACTGCACGGCGATCTCGCTGACCTTTGTGACCGGCACGGAGCATTCATGATTGTTTCACTTGACACTCATAAGTCTCAGCAGCACTCGGGCACCGTGGCTGTCTACGCGGCTGCTCTCTCTTTCTGTCGTTCTCCGCGCGCATCGCGGAGAATCCTGGATCCGGGATTCTCTTCACTTGGTTCGAGAATGACAGAAATAGGAATTTAATTGAGGACCAGAAACTGCCCGAACTCAGTCCATCGCCGGCGATCAACGATGTGCGCACGAAGGCCCTGATGGCGCTGGTTGCGCGCGTCGGGCATATCGATCTGACGCCGCTACTCGTCTACCGCCTCGATTCGTTGATCGATTCGGCAGTGATTCCGATGGCGTGGCAGTTCGACATGCTCGCGCCGCAATGGCAGTTGCTCGCGCCGGCGCAGACCGCGAGCAGTTGGGACGCGCTGACCAATATCGACACGCTGACGAATATCGATACGCTCACCGACGCCAGCACCAGCGTGACGACCGGCTTCGGCGAATTGCGCGCGCTGCTCAAGCAGGCGATCCCGCTGCATCGCACGCTCGGCACACCGTACTCAATCAAGACCGCCCTGGCTGCCCTCGGATGGACGGCGACGCTGCAGGAGGGGCAATCGAGCTGGGGCGGCACGCAGTATCCATCGAGTCAGGGATGGGCGGTGTTTCGTGTCCTGATAGCGCTGACTGCGAATCAGAGCGTCGGCGTGAACGACGTGACACGGATCATCGCCGCAGTGAACTTTTTCAAGCCGGTGCGTTCGTGGCTCGACTCAGTGTATTTCACCTTGCCGCCGATAACCGACGTGCTATTGCCGGCGCCGAGCGACTCGGTGGTTTCGATCTTCTCACAGGCCGATCTGCTACTCCCTGCACCCGGTGATTTGATCGTGGCGCCGGCATGGCCGGTCAGCGATAGCAAGACGATCAATCCATTGCACAACGGACGGTATTACCACGGTATCTCGCTGACCTACGGCGCAAATCAACCGCATGTCGTGGACTCTGGCGTAGTGGTCAATGGAGTGGCTATTTCGGCAATAGGCTAAGACTCATGAACAAGGAAAACAGTCCTCTTTCTGTCATTCTCCGCGTGCCTCGCGGAGAATCCCGGATCCGGGATTCTCTTCCCTTCGTTCGAGAATGACAAAAAGAGGGCGAGACGGAGATAACCGATGAAGCAACTTCTTGAACAGATGGAGCGGGCGATGCGTCAGGGGCGGCGGCCGCATGGAATCGTGCGGCTCTATAAGCGTGGCAGACTCTTGTGGGAACGCGATAATCTCTTTGTCAATGCGGGGCTGACGGTGCTCGCGAGTTTAATCTCCGGAGTCACGGCGGGCGAGATCGCCGCCGCAGTCGGCTTCGGCTCGGGCACCACGACGCCGGCGATTACTGATACCGACCTCACGGCCGCGCCGAAGTACTACAACGCCGTCGGCACGCATACGATCGGACCGAGCGGCGGCGTCGCGAGCGGGAGCGTGCTGTTTAATTATTCACTCCTCACGACTGACTATGGTGCCAATGGCATGACGATTACTGAGCTGGGATTGTTCGCTGGCACTGCGACGCTGCCGGCGGCGATCGGCACGACCAATCCGGCGTGGGCGGCGAGCACGGCGAAAGTCGTCGGCAATCTGATCGTTGATTCCAATGGCAACATTCAGCGCTGTACCACGGCCGGAACGACTGGTGCGAGCGCGCCGGCCTGGGCGACCACGCTCAATTCGGCCACCAACGACGGCACTGCGGTGTGGACGCTGGTAGCGCTGCATACGGCGCCGACGCCGATGATTGCGCATGTGGTCGTGCCCGCATTTCCATACACCGGGACGGGCAATTACAGCGGCACGTGGACGTTGTCGATGTAAGGAAGGAGCGCCGCCTTTTGCCGTCATTCTGAACGGAGGCTGCCGGAGTGAAGAATCCCTCACCACAAGCGTTCTTTCAGTTACGCATAACTGCGTCGGCGGGCATTTGTGGAAAGATTCTTCGCTGCGCTCAGAATGACGGTCTTGGAAGGGAGCGAGGGGCAAAGCACAGAGTGCGAGTGAGGCTTAGCGGGTTCGAATATCAGGTGAACAAGGTGAAACATGGCTAATCCGACTGGAACTGTAAATCTGACTGAGAATCCCGCCTACGTATACACCGACGGCGATGTCTATCAGATTCCACAGACCGACACGGTCGAAGGCGCCGCAACCGGCGCGAGCTTCAGCGGGCTGGGCGTCGACAACCAGCCGCATCAGGTGCTGCTCAACAAGACCAAGGTCCTGCGCGTCAACCAGCTCGCCGACGAGCTGAATATCAGCACGCTGCTGGCTTTCAAGGCGCTGTTCAGCGGCACTCTGGGCGCATACGAGGCCGGCTCCATTTTCAAGATTCCATTTCTCGACTCTGCTCATGGACTGATTCAACTCATCATCCAGACCGGCCAGTACATCTACAATCAGGGCGGAGTCGATGCGGCCGCCTTTGTAACCTGGCCGGCGCCGTTCCCCAACGCCTTCGGAAATGCATTCGCAACGGCCCTGCGGCCGTCTGGCGGGACGAGTAACGACGGCAACGACTGGGGAATTAAGTACGTGGCGGGCTCCGGTTCAACCAGCGGCGCCACGTTTTTCATTGATCGCTTCGGCAGCAGCACGGCGGCGATGTATGGATTCAATTGGTGGGCTTATGGGTATTGACTATTCTGTCACCCTCGCAGAGCGTCACCCAGGCGAATCGCTTCGCGTTGATCCTTCGACATGGCTCGCGGCGCTCTCCGGCTCAGGATGACAACAGCAGTTACTCCTTGTGTGTCATCCCGAGCGGAGGCTGCCGGAGTCGAGGGATCAACGCGGCGCGAATAGGAATTAGATGAGGATGCGGATGAAGAGACCTTCAACGCTGGTTCTTTCACTCTTCACGCTATGCATAATCACTTGCGGAAGCGCGGTGGCACAGTATCAGCCGATACCCAATTACACGGGAATCGGCGCAGGCCAGAAATTCCGCAATGATATAAATAATCATCTATCCGGCGTGACGCCGATTGCGCCGCGCATCGTGAGCCTGCCCTTTGCGCAGTTGCCGTCCGAGCAGGACGGCCAGGAATATTGGTGTCTCGACTGCATGCGGGCGAATCCGTGCGCCGGCGGCGGTTCGGGGGCCCTGGCGGTCGGCACCCGCGGCGTATGGTCGTGTACGGCGAGCGGCTCGGTCAACGGCATCTACAACGTCGTCGATTATGGTGCGAAGTGCGACAACTCGACTGACGATACGACGGCCATTCAGGCGGCATTCACGGCGGCGTTCACGGGTGGCCAGCCGGTCTATTTTCCGCCGGGCACTTGCTACGTCGCCGGAGCGATTACCTACAAGGGTCAAAGTTTCTACGGCGCCGGCGAGAAGCTCTCGACGATTCGCGGAGCGCCCGGCAAGGATGTCTTCGTCACGATCGACCCGGTCGCCGGCGACAATGGCAGCGGGCAGTCCGGATGGCAGGCGTCGATCCATGACATCCAGATTCAGGTCGATTCGACGTCGGACGTCTCGGCGAGCAATCCCAACCGTATTCTGGGGCGCCATTTCTATGACGCCGCGATGACATCCGGTTCCGCGGTGCTTACCTCGACGCAAGCGGAGTTCACCGCGGGCGATATCGGTCATTCGATTCAAGTCAACGGCGCGGGGGCGTCGGGCGCGAATCTCGTCACGACCATCGCGAGCCTCGTCAACCCCGGCTATAACGGCACGCCGGCGCAGGCCAATCTAGCAATAAGCGCGAGCACAACCGTCTCCAGCGCGACTGGCTATCTGGCGATCGATTCCGGCGGTGTGACGACGGCCGTAGGTAACTGCGCCTTCGCGTTTTTGGATTCGGACGCCAACACGACGCACTTCGTCAATCCCAACAACCGCGGCCTGATCCATGCAAACTTCAGCCGCGTCTTTATCGCCTCCTACGGCCAGAACGAAACCAACCACGTATGCGCGTTCTACGACCAGATCGGCGCGTACGACACATCCTTCGAAGACCTCACCATCAATCAGACCTACTACGGCATCCTGCACCTGCTGCCCACGCTGAATCAGACCGCCGGCTCCTACACTCCCGACGACAATGCCTACCGGCGCGTATCGATCACATCGCACATCCCGTTTATCGCGTATGAGGGCCAGCAGGGCCTGGTCGATAATCTCCAGTTGTACGGCT